GGGGTTTTGGTCGCGGTGGTACCTCTGGAGTTACCCAGATTTTGAGGGTGTTAAAAAGTTTATGTCAAAGAGGTTTGGAATTAAAATTGTAAACTAATACTAATGATTGGTCTATTGAGTATCCCGATTGTATTTTTGGTATTTTATCTCCTATCCAAATACAAGTCTAAAATAAAGATAGACTCTGAAAAAGACAAACCACCACCTATAAACCCAAGTGCCCCCGGTGTTCATTACTACGAGGAATGCGACTATGAGGGTAAACATATACACACCGATGAGGCTCCTTCAAATGTAACGGGGAACTTCAAATCTATCCGTGTTGTTGACGATTTTGACGTGAGAGCCTATAACACGGATGATGTTGAGGTATTTTTAAGGGGACCAACCACCATCAAGTGTACACCCTTTAAAAGTATGGATATCACAAGTAATTGACACCGGCTCGTGTCGCTGCATCGTCAATCTCATCAACCACTTCCCAAGCCAACATACATTCTTCGGTATTTGCATCATGGTGTTCACAAATAGTATGAGCAATGTCAAGGGCCTCGTGAAGAATCATTTTTAGACGCACTTGTCTCACTGTAATTTTTTCTGGTTCGTTGAGAGATGGAGCTTCATACATGTGTTGTAAAGCTATACGTCTAATCTCAGATTTTTTCAATTTATTATGAAACTCATCACTGTGTTGAGCTTTGCACCACACATTAGGTCTAACCATGTGAGTGGTAAGAATACCTATCATTATATATTACATAACATTTAAAGCTTTATAACATATAACAAGTAAATGGAATTCATTTATGAAATAGAGAATGCTTTACCAAAACAAATATGTGAAATAATAATAAAACGTTACCAAAAAGATGACAGGAAAAGACCATCAAAAACATTTAGTGGTACTAAAGATGTACGAAAATCAAACGTTTTAAATTTTTCATACTTAGAGGACTGGAAGGACGTTGATGATATCATATTTGATGTTTTTACAAAAGGTTTTAATAAATACAAAGAATATATTAAAACCCATATTAATGGTAATGGTGATGAATCTATATCTCACGCTATATATGAGGTATTTACAGACCTATTAGATGAAGGATATTTTGTTCAAGAGTATAAAACAGGTGAGTATTACAGATATCATATAGATGATCACGCTAAAGGTAATACACCTCGTACTATATCATGTATTCTATATTTAAACACTCTAGAAGAAGATCAAGGGGGGTGTACGGAGTTTATTGGCGGTAAAAAAATTAGACCAATTCAAGGTAAATTGTTGATGTTTCCATCGGGTTGGACATATATTCATAGGGGTGCACCTGTAAAAAACAGTGGTGTAAAATACACCATTGGAACATGGGCAATTTAAAGAATATATATGTGTAGTACTAATGGAAGCTCGTGTTGCTATTACGAAAGTATTACTCCCACGTATTAGACAACTTGAACAGGAAGTGGCCGAATTAAGAAAGCAAACATGGCCATATGTTCAAGCTCAAAAGGAGGATATGGGTATGCGCGATTTAGAAGAAATTGTAGAGTTTTTCAAAGACCTGGATGATGAAACTTTGTTGAAACTCTTGAGAATGAAGAGGAAATTCTCGAGAAATCCACCTGGGCTTCCAGGAAGGGAGGTTGACATTGTCATGAACCTACGAAATAATTTTTCTTAATGTATACTAAATGAATCTCGGTCTATTTACCGCACCAGTTGTCGCTTTTCAAAAAGATAAAGATCTTGACTCAAGTACATTAATTTCATTGATATCTTCGTGTATGTGTTGTATGATGATGCTTTACGGTGGTATGAAAGCACCTATGAAAAGTCCACCAATGATGATGGGTATGCTCGTATGTTGTCTATGCAGTATCTTCTCCACTACGATGGTAGGTACAGATACTGCACACCGATTTAGTCGGTCTGAATAATTAGAAAAAATCATCCGTTCTGTACATAGTAACATTGAATGAACCAGTTTTACCAGTCACTGAGACTGCTTCATTTCCATATAGTTCCTGGCAGCCAATGTCATCCATACAATCGCGCGAGTCAATACTGATGGGTAATGGGTAGAGGTTTTCACCACCTGTTGTGGTGTAGAAATTGTAGCGGTCGCGGCGTCCTCTGACTTCTTTACCGTAGAGAGGTAGGGTCTCATCACCATCACCGATGAGGACACCCATCTGTTGCATATGTCCAGGTTTGTATTGCTTGATAGGTGCTTGTCTAAACTCTGGACTATGGGGTCTCTCTTGGCGTTCCATAAATCTAGGTTGAATCGGCATCACAGGGACAGGAACGTCTACTGGAACTTCAACCACTTTGGGATTTTGGTACATGTACCCAACGATAATTATGAGAACAATGAGGGCAACCCATAGGATTTGAGTTTTTGTCTTGTTCTTAATCTTCATTACTATAGTTAAGGAAAATCTTTTATATAAAGACATGAGGGTACTCGCTATAGATATTGGGTACCATAATATGGGTCTAGTGGTCGCCGAGTGTGGGAATGGACCAAAGATTGATGTGAATTATATAAAGAAGGTAAGTTTAGAAGACTATAAATATATTCAAACAAATGGTATAGTTGACCTGGTACCCCTTATGGTTGATGATCATAGAGATATATTCGATAGTGCAGATACAATCCTAATAGAGAGACAACCGCCCATTGGTTTTACAAATATTGAGGTACTTTTAAATTACATGTTCAAAGATAAAGTTATACTAGTTTCACCTGTGAGCATGCATGTACATTTTGGTATGAGACACCTAAACTACGACGAGAGAAAGGAAAGGACTATTAGCCTATGTGACAAATATACAGGTATTGATATTCCATACGAGAGAAAGCATGACATAGCTGATGCTGTATGTATGCTCCTGTATTACAATTTTATGACGTCGGTTCACTCATTTGATCAGTTTAAATACCGCGCGTCGTAGACTTCTTTTTCTTCTTTTTATCCCGGATAATCTCTAGAGAGTTTACAATCTTCTCCAAAACTTGAGACATATTGTATGTACCTGGGTTATTCATATACTCCTTGAGCTGATCAATGTTATAATCTAGAGAGTTCTTCTCACCCTTAATCTGCTCATTGAGAATTACCATACGCCCTTTAGTCTCCTCAATTATTTCTTCAAACTCACCTTTCTGAGTGGTAAAATCTTCATCAAGTTTGTTAGTCATTTGAATGAGATATTGATACTGATTTTTGAGTAATTCCCTCTTAATATCAGACTTCGCCATCATGATACGTCTATCAATATCGTTCATCTCCCTCTCAATGAGATCAGCAGATTTCATGTAATTTGTTTCCAATGCATTTTTTTGAATACCGAGGTGATTGAGATTTTGTTCATGTTGTTCGTATTCGTAAAGAGAGGTACTCATGTTATATCTACTACTGGTTCAAAATCTTTATATTATTTTGGAATTTTACCACTAGTGAGATCTTTGAAATCGTTTATAAACACATCAAAACGTCCGAGACGATATTGTACAACAGCCCATAACGCGAAAAATACTGTTTTTGTGAGATTATTTACATCGTTATCTTCCATCTTATATATGGGGCTCACGACGCGATGCATAAAAGTCTCCTCCTTCTGTTGACCGGTCACATACATTTCAGCTTGCGTTAAAGCACATGTGTCATCATTTACTGACCAATGATAAAATAAGAATGGGATGAGTATAGAATAAAACTCCAGGTTACGCCTGTCATTTGTGAAGGGAATCACGAGAATAGCTATCAGAAAAACAAGATGAATCCAAAAAATTATATTCATCTAATATAAGATGAGCGTAGAAAATTTTAGCGGTATGTCTACCTCAGCTCTGAAAGAAAAAGAACTCGAGCTAAGAGAAAACAGTTGGAACGATCAACATGAAAATATATTACGTCAATGGGGTGAGGCGGCTGGGTGTTATAGGTTCATGAATCATCGGGCGTATTTTATGTACAAGAAACTCTCAATGCGGTTTACTTTACCTGTTATTGTTCTATCAACTCTTACTGGTACAGCGAACTTTGCGCAAGATCAATTCCCAGAATCAATAAGGGGGGCGGTTCCATCTATCATTGGTGGTCTTAACTTGATTGCTGGTCTCGTAGCGACGATTTCAAATTTCTTAAAGATTAATGAGTTGATGGAGAATCACAAGGCGGCCGCGTTATCATATGGTCTTCTATCTAGAAATATCCGTCTCATGTTGGCTTTGGCCCGACGAGAACGTTATTCAGATGGTTTAGATTTTGTAAACACATGTAAAGCTGAATATGATCGTCTAATAGAACAGTCACCTTCCATTCCAACAAGTATCCTGAATGATTTTGAAAAGCAATACCCCCTGAATAACACATTTACAAAACCAGAAATCCTAGATGTTCGTGCAATTCCGAAGTATAAACGTGCGAGTGTACCAGAGTCTATTACAAAGGGTGGTCCCTTCAGTAAAATTGGAGAGCTGGTACGATCAAAGAATGAATATCAAGAAAAAAGTAAACTTTTAGAAGATATGATTTCTGAAGAGGAAGAGGAAGAGGAAGAGGAAGAGGTTACACCTGAGGAGTCTGAAGAAGAGACAGACGTTGAGCAAGGTATACCAAAAGAATAAGCACAACAATGTTAGTTAAAGCGGCACACACTGCATATGGTAAAATTTTCCTTTTTAAAGGTTTTACGATACGTTCTTGTAGTGCGTGATTATCAAGCACTAAATCTATGGCTTGATTAGTAAGATCATCAATGGACTCTTTCATTAAAATAATCAGACAAAAAAAAGAAGAGCCTGTTACCACACTTCACACAAAACAAATTGAATTATTGAAGAAATATATTTCCGAACGGAAGAATGTATTTATATGTGGTTCATCTGGTGTTGGTAAATCCTATTTACTAAAGTCTGTACTTGACGAAATAAATAGTATAGAAATAGAAAAAGATCATCTAAAGTCTAAATCACCTTTTCTATCGTTCATACAAAATGCACCAAAACATGCATTTATTGAAGACTATGATTCGGATTTCAAATCTATCATAGAAAAGGTTTCTGATGGGGGGAGAATGACACGAGGATCATTAGTCGTGACCTCAGTAAATATGTGTATATTCCCCAACTTTGAAATTATTTTCATACCCAGACATAAACCTGGTAGATTATTAACCCTCATAGAAGATAGATCTTCACCTGCAGAGAATGCAGCAATTAGATGTAATGGTAACATTCGGGACTTTTTCACATATTTAGATGGTTTTGATGACAAGGATGTTTTCAAAACACCTAAAGAGTATATCAAGGATATTCTAAGTGACCCAGACCCTATAGGTATCCCAGATTCAATACATGAACATGGTCATATATGGGATATATTTCAAGAGAATTACTTAGATTCTAAGGGTGTAGATGTGACAGGTGTAACGGATGCATTTTGTGAGGCAGATATATATGATACACAAATGTATACGATGGGTAACTGGCATCTAATGCCTTATTTCATACTCAATGCACTCGTGGTACCAAAGTCTGCACTTGGAAAACCACTAGACAAGGATACCATTAGACCTGGGAGTTGTTGGACAAAGTATGGAAACTATCGGATGAGAAATCAAAAGTATAAAGAAATTCAAAAACGTGGTGGTAATAACTTATGTATTGACGATTTATGTTTGATAAAGAAGTATGCAGAAAATGGTGATTTGCAGCCTATGCTTGATTATGGTTTAACCCCACAAGATTTTGACGTAATGAATCATTTAGCAGTAGGAAATAGGTTAAAACAGAGAGACGTAACAAGAGTAAAGAAAGCATTGAAATATGCCTATGAACAAGGAAAAGCATGAAGAAGAGGAAGAGATTTCCGAATGCACTAAAACTATCGGTAACGAACTCCATTTTTATGGTGATATTACCCCTGAGAATACCCTAGAGTTTGTTGAGGCTTTCAAGAAATTGGAGATTCACTTACTCAAACAACAAGCTGATCTTATCGGGTATCAACCACAGATTCGTGTTCATATCATGAGTGGAGGTGGTGATGTCTATTCAGGGTTTGCTCTTAAGAATATCATAGAGAAGTCTAGGGTTAAAGTTATCACTATCGCACAAGGTGCTTGTTGCTCAGCGGCTACTTTCATGTTCCTAGGTGGATCAGAGCGTCGCATGGGGTTGAATGCATACCTTATGATTCACCAGATTTCAACTGAAATATGGGGAGAATATAGGGATCTCAAACATGAGATGAAAAATTGTGAGAAACTTATGAAGGATCTCAAGAAGATGTATATGTCAAAGACTGAGATCCCCGAGAAGAAGTTTAAGAAACTGATGAAGAAAGACCTCTATTTGTCGGCATCAAGATGTCTAAAGTATAAGATTGCTCACGCTGTTGATTAATCGTTACATATCTTCTATAGAGACCTAATACACACAAAATTAAAAATCCTATTGCAAATGTATTGGTGTTCATAGGCAGATTTGTACGTTCTGGTGGCCTAAGTCGCTCCATTCTACCATAGTTTACAACTGGTATCATATTTAAAGTTGAGAAATTATTTAAACGTATAATGGAACGCCTTATCCGAGAAGATAAAAATGGAAAGCAGAGATTTACCGATATTCACGTAGAAGATTTCGGTGATGGTACTGTAGATATCGTAAAGACCAGTGGTATGGTTGGTAGTGATAAAGTGATTGTGTCACGAACTAATGTGAAGACGGGCTACGAAAAAGCGGTGTCCCGTGCACAAACCATGTGGAACAATGAGAATATCAAAGTGACTCAAATTCTACCAATGTTGGCTAACAAATGGGAGGATCGTCAACAATACATATCCGAACCCTTTTACGTTCAACCTAAAATTGATGGTGTTCGTCTACTTGTGTCTAAAAAGGGGTGCTTCTCTAGAACTGGTAAACCCGTCAAGGGAATTGATCATCTCTCTGATGGCCTCAGAGAGGGTGAGTGGTTAGATGGTGAGTGTTATGCACCCAATAAAACGTTTGAAGAAATCACAAGTATATTCAAGACAAACCCCAAAGATCTCGAGTTTCATATTTTTGATTACTTTGATCTTGAACGACCAGAACTAACATTTGAAGAACGTATGGATTGTATTAGTATTGACACATTCCTGGTCAAAAAGAAATCCAGTGTGAAAACGTATCACGATCTTTTCATTTCACGTGGATATGAAGGTGTCATGATTAGAGATGCCAAGAGTACCTATGAAATTGGGAAGAGGAGCAACTATCTCCTCAAATATAAGGAGTTTCAGACCGAAGAGTATGAAATTGTTGGTGCAAAGACTGGTCATGGTAGGGATGCAAAGGCGGTCGTTT